AGGCCTTCGATCGCCACCGTACCCGCGAGGAAAACCAGCGTTGCAAGATAGTAGAGCGGAACGATGCGAACGGCTCTGGATCGCCAGAATGCTCCGGGTCGAATCTCTTTGCCGTTGGTGGAAACGACCATGACGAAACCGCTGATCACGAAGAATATGTCGACGCCTGCGTTGCCGACCGCAAAATTCGACGTGATCCCCGCCGAACGGGCCAATTCCGTTCCCGACAGATGCACGATGACGACCATCATCGCTGCGATGCCGCGCAAGACTTGAATGGAGGCGAACTGCCCGCGTCTTGTATCGCTCGCCGGGCTGGCGATGGCTGCACCTTGCGGCGCGTCCGGCAAAGCCTGAATTGCTGTGGCACCCATCACGATTCCCTAGCCAACCCAATACCATATGAACAGGCATGCAATCGGTTGGCAGGCAAAGGCGCGCGGAAAAAGCCGCGCATCAACAAAGAGGACACATAGAATGCGCCAGCAGGAAGACATCCCGGCCGACCTGTCCGAGCTCATCCGCATCGGCACTGTCAGCGCGATCGACCTCGAGGCGGGCCTCTGCACGGTGCGCTACGGCGATCCCGAGGACGACGATGGCGGCGCGGAAACCCCGCCCATCCGCTGGTTTGCCATGCGCGCCGGGAAAACCCGCTCCTGGTCGCCGCCCAGCAAGGGCGAACAGGCCATGGTTTTCGCGCCTGACGGTCAACTGGCAGGTGCGGTCGCGCTGCTCGGCATCTACTCCGATGCCTTCCCGCCACCGGGAAATACACTGGCCGAGCTGATCGAGTACGAGGACGGCGCCCGCATCGGCTATGACCCTGAATCCCACGCGCTCACCGCAATCCTTCCCGACGGCGCCACCGGCGAGATAACCGCGCCGGGCGGACTGACCATCAATGCCGACGTGACGATCGTCGGCAGTGTGAATCTGCAAGGCGGTATGGATGCAACTGAGGATGTGACTGCGGATGGCATCAGCCTAAAGACGCACACCCATGGCGGCGTCCAGTCGGGCTCCTCCCAGACTGCCGAGCCGAGTTGACCGACGCAACTGTTCCGCCATGGCTATGCTCGCCCTTCGCGCCTCCGCCACCTCTTGCGACATGGACCACGGTAAGCGAGTCAATTCCGGCTCGCTGCCCTGGTCGCTCCTTCCGCTGCCATCTTCACCATCATCGCCCAGGACCCGATGTACTCGGCCCGGCCCTTGTACTGGTCGCCTGCTTCCATCGTGGTCACAGCAAGCCCGCCAAGCGTCTCGGCCAGTTCCATGGTGCTGCAGATCCCCTTGCGCTCCAGCATGCCGCCCAGCGCGGCGAGCACGGATCCCAGGGCAAACAGGGCTTCTTCGTCCATCATCGGTCCTTTCCTGTTGAACCGGTAGCTTGACGCACCGCTGTCCGGGGTGGAACTGAACAAACTGTAATCGACCGCACTACCGCTTCCTCGCCGCTCCCCGGCGGTAACGCCCGGCGTTACCCTGCCGCCCTATGGCCATTGCGGCGCCCATGGCGCCACCAATGGCCGCCATGATCGGGACCAACGCCAGCACCGGACGCGCGCTCGAGGGCACGGAGCATCTCGTGCAGTCGCTCGCCGATATTCTCGGGACCCCGCTGGGGACCCGAGCGATGCGGCGCGACTATGGATCGCTGCTTCCCGAACTGATCGACCAGCCCACCAACCCGGCGACCGTGATGCTCCTGCGCGCAGCCAGTGCCGTCGCCGTCCGCCGCTGGGAACTGCGCATCAAGGCGACCCGCTACGTTCTCTCGGGCGATCCCGCCAAGGGCCAGCTCAGAATGAGGCTGGAAGGCACCCGCACCGACCTGCCTGCCGCCAGCGCTACCGTCACCTTGTCCATCCCCCTGCCCGCCACGCTCGGCGGCAGCAGCGCCAACTGAAGGATCCGCCATGCACGGCCTGACCATCACTGAAAGCACCACGGGCGCCCGTCAGGTCGCCGAAGCAAGTCTTGCCACCATCGGCATGGTCTGCACCGCCGACGACGCTGATGCACAGGCCTTCCCGCTGAATACGCCGGTTCTGGTCACCGATGTCGATGTCGCGGCCGGCAACGCGGGCGACACCGGAACGCTCGCGGCATCGCTGGAAGCAATCGGCGACCAGACCAGCCCCATCGCCGTCGTCGTGCGTGTGGCGGAGGGTGCCAACCAGGCCGAGACCGACGCCAATGTGATCGGCGACACGGACGGTAACAGCTACACCGGGATCCAGGCGCTGCTCGCGGCGAAGGCGGTCCTTGGCGTCCGCCCCCGCATCCTCGGTGTGCCCGGGCTCGACACCCAGGCTGTAACCACCGAGATGGTCGTGGCGGCGAAGAAGCTGCGTGCCATGGTCTATGCCAATGCCGTGGCGGCCGACGTAGCCGAGGCGGTGCTCTACCGCGACAACTTCGGCGACCGCGAACTGATGCTGATCTGGCCGGACAGTTCACCCACGTTCGCCGGCGATATCATCGCCCGCGCCCTGGGCCTACGCGCCCTGATCGACGAACAGCAGGGCTGGCACAAGACGATCAGCAACGTCACGCTGGGCGGCGTCACCGAAATCAGTAAGGACGTTCACTGGGATCTGCTCGACGGCAGCACCGATGCCGGCGTGCTCAACGATGCCCAGATCACCACGATCATCCGCAACAACGGCTTCCGCCTTTGGGGCAACCGCACTTGCGCGGGCGACGACAAGCCGGAATTCAGCTTCGAATCGGCGGTCCGGACCAGCCATGCCCTGCAGGACATCATCGTCGACGTCGTGGCCCCATTCATGGACCAGCCCATGACGGTCGGCCTGATCAAGGATCTGCTCGAAAACGCCAACGCCCAGATGCGCGCCCTTGCCACGCGGGGCCGCATCATCGGCGCGGAGGCCTGGTTCGACGCTGCCAAGAACACGTCCGAGCAGCTTGCCGCCGGGCGCCCTGTCATCAGCCTCAAGTACACCCCGGCCGCGCCGCTCGAGAACCCGATCGTCGAGCTCATCAACACGGCCAAGTACTACGACGGCTTCGCCGACCAGCTCGCCTGAGGAAAGGACTAGGCCATGGGTCTCCCCCGCACGCTCATCAATCTCACCGCCTTTGTCGATGGCGGCAACTACCTCGGCGTCATCTCCAAGTTCAAGCAGCCCAAGCTTGCCATCCAGACCGAAGACTGGCGCGGCGGCGGCATGATTGGCCCGGTCAAGCTCGACAAGGGGCTGGACGGCATGCAGGCCGAGCTCACCTTCGGCGGGCATGAAGTCGCGCTCATCCGCAAATTCGGCACCACCGATGCCCAAGGCACCCGCCTGCGCCTGGTCTGCGCCTACCGCGCGGATGACGGCTCGCCTGCCCAGTCGGTGGAAATCTACGTCGGCGGCCGCTTCACCGAGATCGATTTCGGCGACGACAAGCCGGGCGAGGAGACCGAGCACGGATATACCGCGCCGCTCGCCTACTACCGCCGCGTGGTCGACGGCCGCACGGAAGTCGAAATCGACATGCTGCGCGGCGTGTTCAACGTCGATGGCTTCGACCGCTACGCCGAGATCATGTCCATCCTCATGGGCTGATGGCCCTTTCGCAAATCGCCGGGCGGTCAATTCGGGGCGCTGTCCGGCGGCAGGGCCGGGAAGGCGGGCTCGTTACCTTTCCCCTTCCCTCCCGGCCCGCTTCGCGCCCCAAGCTGACAGAAAGCCCCGATCATGTCCGATGCGCCCGCCGCCGAACCGAAGAACCGCTTCGAAACCGTCACGCTTTCCGAGCCGATCGTGCGCGGCGAGACGACGATCGAAACACTCACCATCCGCAAGCCCCGCTCCGGAGAGCTGCGCGGCCTCACCCTGCAGGACGTTCTCTCCACCGATGTCTCGGCCATCCTCAAGCTTATTCCGCGCGTCTCCGAACCGCCGCTCACCTCCGAGGAAGCCGACAACCTTGAGCCCGAGGATCTCGCCGAGATTGGAGGGACCCTGCGCGGTTTTTTTATGACGCAGGCCGAGCGCCAGGCGATCGAGGTGATGATGGCGGAACATCGGCCCAGGACCTGATGGCCGAAGTCGCCGCAATCCTCCACTGGCCCCTGCCCGAACTGCAGGCGATGCCGCTCGATGAGCTTCTCGACTGGCACGGCCGCGCCATTGCCTTCTGGAAGGCGGACACGCGCGTGCGGGCGGTCGAACTGGCGAAAGCGCTGGGAGGCTAGGCCGTGAGCAACAAGCTCTCGCTGATGGTGAACTTCGTCGGCGTCGACAAGATGTCCGGCGCGCTCAAGAACATCGTCGGCCTCGGCAAGAAGGGCTCGCAGTCACTGCGCTCGCTCACCGGCGAGGCACGCCGCTTGCAAGGCGAAATCCGCGACTACGACCGGCTCATGGCCAGGACCAGCGGCAACGTGAACGCCCTGTGGGACGGCCAGAAGCGCAAGATGCAGGAGTTGGAGCAGGTCCAGTCCCGCATTGCCCGCCAGCAGCGCCTTATGGCGATCGAGGCGGACAAGCAGGCCATGCTCAACCGGGCATCCGATCTCAAGAACAAAGGGCAACAGAACATCGTCGGCGGTGCCGCCATGGCTGCACCGCTGATCTATGCCACCAAGGCTGCAGGCGACTTCTCCAGCGGCATGGTCGACATCCAGCAAAAGTGGGCGCTGAGCGACAAGGCATCCGACCAGCTCGCAAACAAGATCGTGCAGCTATCTTCCGCCGCCCGGCAATTGCCCGAAGACATGCGCTCCGGTCTTGACGCCCTGGCCGCCAAAGGCCTCGGCGTCGAAGCCGCGACGGCGGCGATCGGGCCGATCGGCAAGCTGGCGACTGCTTACAAGGTGGACATTCCCGACGCATCGAATGCCGCTTTCGCATCGCTGTCGAACCTCAAGATCGCCGCCGGCGACACCACCAAGGTGCTCGATGCCATGGCGATGGCTGGCAATGACGGCGGCTTCGAAGTGCGCGACATGGCCCGGCACTTCCCGTCGCTCACGGCGCAGATGCAGGCGCTCGGCGAAAAAGGCATTCCGGCCGTAG